GTTGGATCCCAAGTGGTGCAGACATGAAGAAACTTGTGGATTCAGTTATCAAACTGGGAAATTTGTCCAGAGCTATGAAGTGCTCTTGGGACGTTCTTGGCTCAATTTTCAATTGGTGCCATGAGAAGATCTACGTCCTAGTCTATGGATGTCCTCCTGCAACTAAGGAGATGAAGGCATTTATGAACGAGGTCGATGAATTCTTCACCAAAACCAGCATGTTGACCGAAATGTGCGTGGGAATCGATCTGAGGCAAGATGAAAGTATTCGAGAAGACATCAAGAGTACTTATGTCAAGGCTATTGGCCTTTCTAGAAAGATCTCGAAAATGCCAGGGAATAAAGACCTTGTGCACAGTTTCAACATCCACTTTGGAGTGTTCAAAGAACTATTTATGAGAGTCATTGCACTTGGCCCTGAAGCCACTGGAGCAAGAATACCACCTTTTGTTGTCTTGCTCACTGGAGGCACTGCTGTTGGAAAGACGACTATCCAAAGAGCAGTCGCCAGAGATCTTTTGAGAGCTCTTGGATTGAAAATCGAGAACGATGAACAAGCCTGCAAACACATCTACAATAGAAATATTGAGCAGGAATTCTGGGATGGTTACAATTTCCAGGAAGTGTGCGTCTATGACGATTTTGGACAGATGAAAGATTCAGCCAATAATCCAAACTTGGAATTTATGGAGGTCATTAGGACAAATAATACCAGTCCTTTCAATTTGCACATGGCTGATTTGAGCTCAAAAGATTGCACACCTTTCACATCTTCAATTGTGATCCTGTCGTCCAATACGCATTATTTGGACCCCAAGTCTTTGACTTGTTCGGATGCTTTCAGAAGAAGAATTGACTTTGCTATTGAGATGAAGAGAAACGAGAATCTCGAGCTGGATGGACGTGCATTCTCTTATGACTATTCGACTTATGCATCCTTTGACGCATCAGAGAAAGAACGAATTCTCAGTCATTACCAAGACTACAAGGAAATGATGGGTGAGCTAACGCAAGCCATGATCCATCACAGGCAAAAGCAAATTGCCATCATCAAGGAGATGAATGCTCAGAGCAGGGATGAGTCCTATCTGTACACTCTTGATGATTATCTTGTCGAGAATGGAAATGAAGAAGAAGAAATCCAGACAGTGGATGAAGAGGATCAAGACGCTAAAAGTGAATCGGATATTTCGGAAATTTCGCAACATGCTGAAGGCATGGGAGCAAAGTGGAGAGATTGGTTTAGATTCACCGCTCGAGCAGAAGTTCATGCAGAACAGAAATCGGATGACATCGAAGCTCAAGGATTCTGGGAAGATTGGACAAGTCCTCGCAGTTCGGCTGCAAAGAAGAAGGACGTTGCCTATAGACGCCAAGGAAAGAACATGACTTACGATTGCATGGTCGATGAGCATGGAGGAAACCCAAGTCTCTGGCCCCGCGATCAGATTGAATTCATGGCTCATCAGAAGGTGAGCGAGCGAGAAATGCACAAAACTGCAAAAATTAGCTCGATGTTCAACATGATTGATGAACTCCTCGATAACAGCGAGTTCATTGTTTCCTTCATTAACAGCTATGGAAGGAGAGCATTCAGGAAGATTGTCCAAGGAGAAATGTTCAACTATGCTTTTGTGGAAAGACATTTGGCAGACATCAAAGATACCATTGTCAAAGCTCAGGCTTTTGCCACAATTGCGTTGATCTTCAATCCATGTATGTACGACTACGAGGGACAACAGATCATTGCAGCAGCTATTAGAAAGTTGCAAGGAAATACGCCTTGGAGAGGTGACGAGAAAGCAAAACATTTCTTTACCTGTTGCAACGTATTCATGAAGCCCTCAAATGGGGTGCCCGGATTTGAAGACTACATCTATGCCTGGTACCACCGCTCCCAAGACTATCTAAGGGAGCATCCTTACATGCATTTGTTTGTCATCAGTGGAGTAACATTCACGATCACAAGATTGATCATGACATTGTTGAACTGGATGTTTGGAATGCCAGGTTTGGAAACTCAACTTCCACCATTATCTCATGCTCATGAAGGATTGACACTTGGAAAGTGGGCCAAACATGCCCACGAGTGTGAGAAATGCGGAGAAATCTTTGTGCATGGACATATCATCAAGATGCAGCAGACTTCGGAGAAGTACTTGCATTTGTGCAAAGCGTGCAAGAGGAGCAATGTTGACAAGATTGGATACAACATTCCCGAATTGGTTTCATCTGGAGATCCAAATACCAGCAAACAACAAAAGAAGGTGATTCAATTGGTCAGTTCTGGAGATCCCACCACAAAACGCCTAGACAAGCGCGTTATGCAAAGCAACGAAGGGTGGTTCTCAAATTTCTTTGGAACGAACAAACCAGCAAACCCCAACAAGGTTGACAAGATCGACAAGTTTGATAATGTCGAGGTCGGGCCAGGAGAAACCTTAGACCAGGTTCTTAAGAGAGAGCGAGTCCTTGGAAATGCTCAAATGAGGATTGATGACAATGGAACTCAAGTGCAAACGAGAGTGGTTAACAATTGTTATCTTTTGACCCTCATCAAGAGTAATGGAGCTAGGATTGTCATGAGAGGAATCTTTCTGAAAGGAAAGTATTTACTCACCGTTGCTCACCTCTTTGCTTTTGCCGAAATGGATGACACTTTTGAATTGACACGAGCTGGAATGACTACACCTTACATGATTCAGGCAAGCAAGATTGCTGCAAGGCAATGCTTTGAGATGGTGAATGGTGAGAAGAGATGTGTCGATTTGGCAATTGTCAAATTTCCAAGACAAGTTGCAGATCATCCTGACATCACGAATTTCTTTGCCATGAAACAAGATCACGCGCATTTCCAAGATTTCTTCGGATGCTTGGTTTTCAATGCCGCTTCAGACTACAAGAGATTCGCCTATGGACCAGTTAGACAACACAATAGAGAGGTACATTATGCTGATCCAAACAGAAAGATCTATGTTGCTCTACAAAGCTATGAGTATTCTTTGGAAACTCAAGCCGGAGATTGTGGAAGCCCTCTGTTTGTTGTCTCGAGAAATGCTGCAAGGAAGTTCATTGGAATTCACGTTGCTGGAAGCATCGGAAGAGGTTTTGCAACACCAGTTTGGAGAGAACTGATTGACGACACCATGGACACTATGCCAGATGCTACTGCACAAATGGACATAACCTTCCCTGACTTGGAAGGATTCGTTGATGAGGATCGGACTGACTACACCGTTCCAGAAGGTGTCTTTATGCCTTTGGGAAAGATTAAGGTGAAACCAGGAGCTTCTACCACTAGCAAGCTTCGACCTTCACCTTTGTTTCACGAGTTGCCTTGGATGAATACCATGTTACCAGCTGCTCTCAAGCCTGGCTATCTAGAACAACCAGATGGTCAGAACTTATGGCTTGATCCAATGGCTATTGGATTGAAGAAGGCTGGGGTCATGTGCACCGACATTGATCCAATTCTTGTCAAGGTTGCCAGCAGTGATTTCCAGAGGTTTATGGAATATGGGACCCGAGAAGAGCTCCGAAGAGTTCTTAATGAAGATGAGATGATTAGAGGAATCGATGGCGAGAATTTCATGCCAGCAATTAGACGATCAACATCTCCAGGTTATCCCTGGTCCTTGAACACCGAAGGTAAACCAGGAAAACAAAAGTGGCTCGGAAGCGATGAAATGTTCATCTATCATCCAGACTTGAAGAAGGCTGTGGACGAGCGAGAACGATTGGCAAAGCAAGGCAAAAGAATGGCCTGCTTTTGGGTTGATACTTTGAAAGACGAGAGGAGACCCATCGAGAAGGTTTGCGCTGGAAAAACACGAGTGTTTTCAGCTGGACCAATGGATTTCACGCTCCTCTTTAGGAAATATTTCCTAGGGATTTGTGGACATTTGGAAGAAAACAGGATTGACAACGAAATCTGCGTCGGAACCAACGTTTATTCTTACGATTGGCAGAGAATTGCTGATAAGGTTACCAAGTTTGGAAAAGAAACCCTTGTCGCTGGAGATTTCTCCAACTATGACGGAACTCTTCAAATTGACATCCTGGAAGAAATGATTGACATGATCAATCGTTGGTATCGCGACTCAGAAGAAAATCAACTGGTACGAAAAGTGTTGTGGAGAGACATCATCAACTCCATCCACATTTGGGAGGATAATGTCTATGGCTGGACGCATTCGCAACCCTCGGGTTGTCCGATGACGGCAGTTCTGAACTCAATCTACAACTCACTTTCCGTCAGGATTGTTTATCTACTTCTTGCACCCTACCACATGTGCAACATGATCGATTTTCACAGAAATGTGACGATGGTGTCCTATGGAGATGACAACCTGATTGGAATTAGTCCAAGAATTGTGGAATGGTTCAACCAGTTGACAATGGCTAAGGCCTACGAAGATATCGGAATGACTTACACGGACGAGACGAAAAGTGGGACGATGAAACCATACCGCCCACTATCTGAGGTTGGATTCCTCAAGAGAGACTTTCGCTACGAGCAGTATTGCGGAAGATTCGTCGCTCCTTTGTCAATGACAACGATTAGGGAGATGGTTCTCTGGATTCGCGGCGACGACAATGTCTTGACTAAAACCGCAGAGAACGTGCAGACAGCCCTGTTTGAGGCAGCACTACATGGAGAGCAGACGTACACGTATATGTATAATGCTCTTGTGCCAGTGTGTCTGTCACTAAGAATCCCCATCCAGACGGCTACCTGGATAGAGCAGATCGGCAGCAGACTTGCTGGTCTACTTGGAATTATTGTCGAAGAATCAGAATATGAGGACGACAACAACGCCGCCTGTCCAGGCTTACAGGACACTCAGTATAGCATAAAAACCGAGGCTTTGGGAGACGTTCAGATGACCGAAGGAATGTCTCGATTGGACCTCGGTGAGTTTTCCCTCCTCCAGGAGTACTTGGCGGAGCAACAACTCGTAGGAGACCTATTTAGGTTGGATGGTGGCCGGCCGCCTACAGAAACATTGGGCAGTCACCCGGTCTATGAGAGTGCGCACGTGGTTCACAACGCACAATCGAGAATTGAGAGGACCAACAAAGATCAACAAAATCAAGACGGGAAAGTTGAGAACCCCCCAGAAGAGGTTTTCTCCAACGAGGTCAAATCACCTGTCCTCGACGTGACTCCGGGCTCAATCACGCAAAACACAAAGCCCCACAAGGTTGACGACTTCGCCAATGAAGGACCAAGTCAGATGGAGATGTTTTCTAACTCTATCGCAAGACATCTGAGACGAGAAGTTCTGATGAGAAATCTAACTCAGAACGACATGCCTTTTACTGATTCCTTCACTCTTGGAGACTTTTTGGCCAAGCCCACAGTTGCTTCGCTGCTTACGAAGTTCCAGAAGTTCAAGGGAACTTTCTGTTGTCGTGTTGAGGCAGCTTCTAGTGCTCTTGACCAGATGTACGGATATTGCGGGTACACTTTTGGTGCTGCCCCAGCAACATTCGAGGAGGTTATGCACAAGAGATGTTCAGATTTTGACACCCAGAAGGACAACTCCATTACGATGAAGATCCCAATCGGCACTCTGAACGAGTATGTCGATACTTTCACTCCCGGAACATCTGTCAACCCTCGATTTTTCATTCGACTGGTGAATATTCTATCAGCTACGACAATGCCTAGCTATCAGCTCAAGATTCACGCTTGGATCGAAGATGCTATTGTGGCTATTCCAAAGGCTCAGGTTCTGATTCAACATCCACCAGATTCAACCAGCGAATCGAGCAGCGAACTCTTCCGACAAAGGATCGGAGAGGATGAGATTGACACTCTCTTAAGTGAGAAGGTCAGCGTCTCATATTTCAACCTGACAGCAGCTTCTGTTGGGAAAATTGAAGAGATCGTCACTTCAGACGCAATGTGGCCTGCTGGTTCGCCGCAAGCCATTGCTCTGAGCACAGTTAGACAGGGTTCTTTTGGCTACTACGAATTCTTGCTGAAGGCAAGAAAGACTCCACTCCACCGAGGGAGGGTGCGAATCACCTGCACAGGAAAGCCAGCCAACATGGATCAAGCACTCCAGGTGCATTCAGTCGTCTGGGATTTGGCTACTGATGACTCTTTTGTCTTCCAGGTTCCCTTTAACTTCTATGGGAGCTACCAGCCATTCACTGCAGCTGTCGGACCCGCTTTCTACCCTAACATCGAGTTTTTCATTGAGAGCGCTCTGATTGCACCAGACACAGTTTCTGACACAGTGATTGTGGACATCTTTGCTGGAATTGAAGGTTTCAAGTTTCTTGACCTCACGAGTGAGGCTGTTCTTGCAACTCCTTTTGAGGAGATTCATGAAGCTCAGGGATTGATCATCGAGACGAAGACTCCTCCCTACAGGTTCCCACTCCAGGCCAACACTGGCACGCAGAAGGGTTTGACCTTGAGACAGATGATGGGACGTTGCTTGCACAACTCAGTGACTTACATCAATGCGGCTGCTACCAACAACGCCTTCATGATTCAGCCAAGAACTGACGTTGGTACTGGATTGCTACCCTTGTTGAATTTCTTTCATGCTTGGTGTGGTTCAATCGAGATGGACTTGCACCTTGGTGCAGCCGTCTATCATACCGACATCAATGTTGGCCGCCCCTTTTGTGGCGCAATGATGATTGGCAGAGATGAATTGCAGCTGGCCGTTCCAAAGTACGACGAACTCACTGGATTGATTGGGCAGATTCACACCACCAGTCTGAACATGGGAGAACCAATTCAGTTCGTTATTTCACCATTCGAAGGCGAGCTTGGAGCCATCAAAAACAACGATTTGGTTCCCGGGAGCTTTGTCGCCATGTGCTCCCCATCCGTTGGATTTCCAGAGGTATTTCTTAACATGCGTCTGGGAAAGGATTTCAAAGCTGGAATCCGTTATTAATTAAGTAAAGTAAATGGTTTCAATAGACTTTAACAGCTTAACACACTGTTCATTGCTATTAGAAATTTTTCAAATAATGTGTGATTTTAATTCATTTTTGG